GCCGGCACCGCATTTCGCCGATGTACGCGGCGATGCCGTACTCGTTCTTTTCCGGCAACAAGCAGTATATGAACCTGATTTTCTGCGTGGGCTACGGACCACTGCACATCGAGCCGGCCAGTTTGCGTATCGGCGACACGCAAATCACTCAGTTCGAGGAGGTCCAAAAGGAGATCGACGAGGGTCGTGACCCTCTGACTGCCGTCGAAAATATCATCACGTTGTTCCCGCGCAACGTTAATGAACTCCCGCTTGGTCAAGTTTTGAAGAGTAGCTTTCAGTGGGTCAACCGGGTCACGGGCGACCTTACTCGCACGATCTCCATCGACGTGATCGCGGCGCAGGGCATCTGGATTTTCGACAAGAAGACCGGCAAGTACAAGGACCGGCCGGTGACCGTCAACGTCCAGTACCGAAAATATGTCAAGGGCCAAGCGGCCAACGCAGGCTGGATTGCCCGACCCAATATCGTCTTCCACGTAAATCGTGACACGTACCGCAAAGGCGATCAGTGGAACGTGCTCCCGGCCGGCTTCTGGGAAGTGCGCTTGCGCAAGGTGACCGCTGATTATCCCGTAGGCGGCAAGGATCAGGTTGCCGACACCATCATCTGGCAGACACTGCGTGGGTTCCAGACCGGCGTTCCGATCTACTTCCCGCAGCGGTTAGCACTGATTGGTTTGCGTGTACGTGCCACCGACCAGTTCAATGGCGTCATCAACAGCTTCAATTGCATCGCGCAGAGTTACGTCAGCCACTGGAACGGCTCGACATGGGTACCGGGCACTCTGTCATCCAACCCCGGCGACCTGTTCCTGCAAGTTTTGACCGGCCCGGCGAACGCGAGACCGCGCACGGCAGCGCAGATCGATTACGACAGCATTCAGCGCTGGGCCAAGGATTGTACCGACCGTGGCTTCACTTACAACGCCGTGATCTCCGATCAGCGGACGGTGCGTGAGGTGCTCTCTGACATCGCCGCTGCCGGTCGTGCCACCGTCGCACTGAGAAACGGCAAGTGGGGCGTCAGCTTCGCACGCAATAGCGATGATGTTTCGTGGCACTTCACGCCACGCAACAGTTCGGGTTTGAAGTCGACGCGGACCTACCGCGAGATGCCCCATGCCTTGCGCGTCCGCTACATCGATGGCTCGGTGAAAGGCGATTGGAAGCAGAGCGAGAACATCGTTTACAACGACACGCCTGATGGCAGTGGTCCCAATGGTCAGTACACTGCGGCTACCGCCCATCTGTACGAGACGGTCGAGTTCCCCGGCATCACCGATAAGTCGCTAGTCCACAAGTCGGCACGCTTCCAGCTGGCGCAAGCCTTGCTCAGGCCCGAGACCCATACACTTACTGCCGATATCGAGTCGCTGGAGCGTGGCGACAAAGTTATCCTGTCAACTGACACTCTGCTCATCGGTACTGGTTATGGTCGCGTCATCTCGGTCGATCCGATTACTCAGACTGTCGTGGTCGACAGCCGCGTCATCATGGAGCCGGGCAAGACCTATCAGGTCAAGTTCACGATAGTCGTCGCTGGCCTCCCTCAATTCTTGACGCGCACGGTGCTCAACAGTTCGAGTGAGACCGACGTACTTCACCTTGCTCCCTACGACGTGCCGCCCACCATGCCGGCCCCGGGAAACTTGTTCTCGTTCGGCACGACCTTACTGGTCACCAACGATTATAGAGTGCTCGACGTTCGTCCCGGTGCCGATCTCAGTGCGCAATTCATGCTGGTCGACGACGCGCCCAATATCGAGTACGAGGGCGACATCCCGGACTACGACCCCGGCATGGACGGACAGCCTAACCCGTACACCCTGACCCCGCAGAGCATAACTTTCAACGAGAGCTTTTCGGGCTACGGGTATCAGGCCAAGTCGACCGTGCAACTGACCGTGCAAATCCCGCGCGTCGGCACCATCAGGGCATTCGAGTTCCAGTCTTTGGACGTCGACAACAATGGTGACTGGACACCCTTCGCAGTCGTTAACGCACCGCTCCTGACCGCGACCAAGGACAACATGGAGCCGGGCAACTACCAGTTCCGTGTGCGTGCACTGTTTCGGGAAGATTACTCGTCCGGTCCCAACGACTTCTCCGCTTGGGTGGATCAGATCACAGGCATGGACGGCTTGTTGGTCGACATCGTGCGCGTGCACAATTTCTTCGAACTGCCGCCCGACGTCGAGAACTTCCATCTTACCATTCTCGGCGACATCATGCGCTTCGAGTGGGACGCGGTCTCTGCCTTCAATTTGGCTTACTACCGGATCAGGTACAACGCGGTCACCGACACGAGTGCATTGTGGGGTAGTTCGGTCGAACTCACTACCACGACCGCGACCAGCTTCACCACACCGACCCGGTCGGGCACTTATCTGATCAAGGCGGTGACCTTCGCTCAAGCCGAATCGCAGAACGAGAACGACATCGTCGTCGTCACCACGGCTGGCCCGCACGCCAATATCTTGGACACGTTCTACGAGGCCCCTTTCAGCCCGAACTTCCCCGGCACGCATCACTTCACGCAGGTGCAGGGTGGCTTGCTGCTGACGTTGACCGTCGGCACGTCGATCATAACCGCCATCACCAGTCTCGGTCTGAACGCCAATATGAGACTTCTGCTGGAGTCCGGCACGCTCGCGTCATGGCCGGGCAGCGGTCAGAAGTGGCTCGACGAGTCGGGCAATGGCTACGACTTCTTCCTTGGTCCCGACGGCACGGTTGCGGCGGCCGGCGATCCAGCCTTTGTCGGCGCACCGGGTGATGCGACGCGCAACGCTTACTGGAACTTCGACGGTAACGACTATTTCACATACGACGCTGTCAACGAAGCGTGGATGGACAACCTCCACATGGCCGGGGCCAAATGGTCAGCGGTGTTCTCGGTCTACATACCGACGCTCGGCGTTGACTATCATCTGGCCGGCACTGCTGGTCACGACAGTACCAAGGTCGGCTTCAATCTTTTCATCACTGGCAACCATCTGGAGTTGGACGTTTCCAATGGTGGAGTGGGGTCTCTTGCGGCCTCCGGTTCTTTGGTGATCAACACGGTCGGTTGGCACGTTGTCGGTGTCAGTGTCGATGAGGCGGCAGGCATCGGGACGTTCATGATCGACAACGTGACCGAAGACTTCGTTGGGTACTACGACACCCCGTCGACTGCGGCCTCCGCGTACAAGATGCAGATCGGTTCGGCAGGTAACGCGGCCTTCAAGGTGCCCAATGGCACACGCTTACGCGCGTTCGGGATTTGGGAAGGCGTGATACTGACCCCGGAGCAAATGCTCGCGCTGGCAAACATGGCGAAAGCCAGCCAGAACTACACCTTGAACCAAGGCTTCTACCAGTTCGCTCAGTACGTCGATTTGGGCAGGGTCTACACGTCGCGCATCACGGCTAATGTGACTGCTCACGGCATCAGTGCCGGCGATACCATGGATCACTGGACGACGCTCGCCGACGTCGCCAAACTCGATACCTCCGACCCGTCGTCATGGTCAATCGAGACGGTCTATGTCACCAGCGACGGACCCCAACCGAAGTCGATTCTGCAACTGATCACTGACCAAGGTCTGCTTACCAATCTGAAGCTCTGTCTGGAGGCCGGCAATTCCCCGTCATGGCCCGGTACCGGTCAGAAGTGGCTCGACGAGTCCGGTGGTGGCTATGACTTCTTTCTTGGTCCCGATGCCACCGTCTCTGCAACCACTGATCCAGCCTATGTCGGCAGCTTCGCTACGCTTCAGAGGTGGAGCGGCTACTGGAACTTCAACGCCACCAGCTATTTCACATACGATAGCGTCAACGAGACGTGGATGGACGCGATCCACAAGGACAACGCCAAATTCTCGATATTGATCAGTTTGTATGTGGCCACCCTCGACAGTCTTTCACACTACCTGACTGGTGATACTAACTCGGTCACGCAAGTCGGTTTCCAGATATATATCGCCAACAACAAGCTGGTCTTTCTCACCACCAACGGCACGGCGCAGTCTTATGGGATCACGAGCAACCTGACCATCGCCGCGATTGGCTGGCACACGGTCGGGATCACCATCGACGAAGCAGCCGGTACAGGCACGTTCATACTCGATGACGCCAAGCAGGATTTTACAGGTGTGGTCTTTGCCAGCCCGTCGGCAGCGACCGCGACTTTCAAGATGCAGATTGGTGCGGCCGGCAATGCAGCCGGGATAATTCAGGCTGGCTGGCACGTCCACTCTGTTGCGATGTGGCAGGGTACGGCTTTGACCTCGTCCCAGTTGGC